GGCGATTGTGAATAAAGTTTCCGTTGACATATCTATCTGGAATCTTTTTTCCCGGCGGCAGGTTGCCGATGAGGTAGCTAAAGAACGGTACCGGGCCGCGGTTGATCTGCTGAAGCTGATAGCGAAAGGCGATGTGTCGCTCGGTATTGTTCCCGAACCCGCGGGCGGAGAACAGCAGATTAAAACGAGCCGTGCGAAGTCCGATCGCACGTTTACCATCGGGCAACGCTCGACCCATGAACCTGGAAGTTTGGATAACTATTAAAAATGCCTACGATTACCGAGATAGAAAACGCGATTGTTGACGAACTGAAAACCCGGCTTATCTATCTCCAGACCTGTAAATCGCTGGGGGAGGCGCTGACCCATGACGCCGCGGATCTCGCGATACAAGTTCCGGCCGCCTATGTTGTTTATGAGGGCGGACGGTATGATCATATCATGTCCGGCACACAGGACCGCGTCATGAATTTTTCCGTAATTGTGACGGCAAAAAATTTACGGGGCGAGGCAGAAGCGCGGCGGGGACAGGGCGCAACAAAAGGAGCGTATGACCTGCTGGATGACGTACGCGCGGCACTGAGTGATAACTCGGTTGGGTTAGCCATTGATCCACTTTTGCCGGTGGACGAAAACGCTATTGAGAACACTGAAAATGCCGCGGTCTACGCGATCCGGTTCGCAACCCGTGTCCGGTTTACCCTTTAACACAGGAGATAAAAAAATGGGACAAAAAGGCATGACTATTAATGTTCGGAAAGGGGGGCAAACTCTGATCCCGGCGCCCCCGGACCCGAAGGAAAACAATAATGCGCAGATCTCTGCGCCCAAAAAGGAGAAATAACCATGTTAACCAGAAAAACAGTTATCCTCGCCAAAATAGAAAGCGAATACGGCACCGATCCCGTGCCCACGCCCGCGGTTAATGCCATTCTGGTTAAGGATGTGGATATTAAGCCCGCCGGTGAACTGACCGAACGCGACTTTTTACGCTCCAGCCTTTCTCCTCTTCCTTTTGTTATGGGGATGAAAGAGGTGGATGTGTCGTTTGCCACTGAGCTGAAGGGTACCGGCACCCGGGGCGCTCTGCCTGCATGGGGATGGGAAGGGGAGCTTTTACGGGCGTGCGGTCTGCACGAAACAGTTACCGCCACTACAAAAATAGAATATCTGCCGGTCAGCGAGGGTTTTGAATCATGCACTCTTTACGTGTACAAGGACGGCGTATTTCACAAAATTACCGGCTGCCGGGGCACCTTTACCATCAACGGCAGCGTCGGCAAATACCTGGGAATTAAATGGAGCTTTAAGGGTATTTATAACGCTCCGGTCGATGCCTCACCCGCCGCGCAGATGTTTTCAAGCGTTATCCCGCCTCTGCTTTTCAGCGCCGGACTGACGCTGGATGCGTATGCGCCGGTAGCTACGGCGATTGAAATTGCAATGAATAATGATCTCGGCAAACGCACCGACCTGAACACGGCCACCGGCCTCAAGGAAATAATGATCACCGGAAGAAAACCGGGCGGAAGCCTCGATCCGGAAACAGTTACCGAAGCCTCATATGCATTCTGGAATAAATGGGAAAACGCCTCAGTCGCAGCGCTTAACATCGGCCCCATCGGAAGCACGCAGGGCAACATCATCACCATTACCGCTCCAAAACTGCAATATAAGGAGATCAGCTACGGCGATCGGGAAGGTCTTTTGACGTACCAGGTACCGTTCCAGCTGGCGATGAACAGCGGAGACGACGAATTAAAAATCACCATCACATAACCTGTAGGAGCGAATGGCCGTTCGTCTTTACTATTGATCATTAAATCTTACGGAGGAAATCATGCCACGCATTACCGCGCCAGATGTAATCAACGAGTTAAAAATAAACGATGCTATTTCAGGGGAAACCATCTCCCTGTTTTATCGCCTGCCCACCACTGAAGAGCGCGTGCGATATGGCAAGGCAAGCATCCGCCGCGAAGGCAATAAAATCAAAAACGAGATCGTGGAATCCCGTCAGAAATACGGAAAATTGATTTTGACCGGCATAAAAGACGGAGATTTTGTAAAAATCGAAAACGGCAAAGAAGTGTCTTATTCCTCGAATCCGCAGTCACCGGATTATGACTCCAACTGGAAAGAGTTGGTTTGCCGGTACGCGAGCGATCTGGTCGAATTCATGGCGCTCCAGATTTTTGAGGGAAATAGCCGAGATATTGATATCTTCAGCGGCGGAGAAGAAGCTGGGGAGGACGCCGAAAAAAACTCATAGCGGAGGTCCGGGCGATCTACACCGGAAACCTCTGCACCGAAAAAGAGAAAAAAAATTGTTCAGGCGGGTTCGGCGAAGGAAATATAGAGGAATTATGTAATAGGTGCGAGCTGATCAAGGAGCTGAGCGAATGGACAATCCACATATTGGACATACGCAGGCTACAGAAAGCCGGATACCCTTTTGAAGCAAATGATTTGACTCTGGAAGAATGGGATGATTTGGGAACCGTGAACGAGCTGATCGAGCAGCTCGAAAAAGAGCAAATGATGAAAATGAGAATGTTTTAATCATGGCCAATTCCAACACCATACAATTGACTCTTAAAGTGCAAGACGACGGCTCTGTGGTCATTGACCAGGCCGCGGGCAAAATAGAGCAGTTTGGGAAAAAGAACCAGACGGCCGCGCATACCTCCGCGTCTGCCTGGCAAAAGGTTAAATCAGCGTGGCTGGAAATCATTGGCACCATTTATGCGATGCAAAAAGCGTGGGATTATATGGACATGGCTGCCAAGGCTGAGCAGGCGGAGGTCGCATTTCGAAGCATTACAGAGTCGGTCGGGGTTAACGCGAATGAAATGCTTGAAAAAATGAAAAAGGCATCGGCAGGTACGATCGACGAATCGCATCTGATGCAAAAAGCACTCAAGGCAATAGCTCAAGATGTCGACCCGAATAAAATTCCTCAGATATTCGACGCCGCCCGCGTCGGCGCGGTAAAGGCGGGCGAGGATATCAGTGACGTCGCTGATCAGATTATTGATGCCATTGCCAATGAAATGCCGCGCGGTCTCCGTAAATTCGGCTTGGTCACTAAAGAGCAGATGAGCGTGTTTAATAAAGCGGTGGCCTCGGGTGCGGACAACCTGAACCTTTTAGATTTGGTAATAGCAAACGCACAATTGCAGGAGGCAAAACTGGCGCTGCAAACCAGCAGCTCCGCCATTGCGATGCAACAATTTAAAGCGCAGACTGATGAAATCAAAGAAACCCTCGGAGGGTGGCTTATCAGGGGTCTCCAAATTCTTTTTGGCAGCTTTCAAGGAATAGCATCAATATTATCATTAACGGTCAGTCTGGTTTACAAATTGTTGGAAGGGTTAACTACCCTTTCTGCCTGGGGAGCAAAAAAAATAGGGTTAACGGGAATTTCAAAATCATTAGAAGGCGTAGCGGCAAATTACGGAGACATAAGCAGTAGTCTTTATCAAAGTGGAATCGACTTAGCATCTAAAGGATTTGCCAATGTTACTGGAGAATCTTCTGACACCAGCAGCAAATCCAAGGCCGATTGGGCTCAGCAGCAAACAGACGCACAAAAACAAATAGACACCTGGATGGCTCAAGCCAAAGCGGCGGGTGAAGCGGCAAAAAAAGCCCAGGAATTAGAGCAGGCTGTTAAAAAAATTACTGAAGCCACTAATAAAGCGCAGGAAGACATTGCGGGAATTAATCAGGGTGCATACGCCAAGGAAATGCTCACGATCCAAAACGAGGTGACAGAATATCAGAAGGCCGGGGTCTCAAAAACAAAGATAGACGAATATGTAACCGCCCGCAAGCAGGCTGTCGTCCTGGCTGCCAACAAACAGGTGCAGGATGACACGCAATCCATCGAAGAGACAATTGTTGAGATCACTCAAGGCGCGTACGCCAAGGAGATGCTGCTGCTGGATGACAAGGTGAAAAATGCCAGGGAAGCGGGCGCCAGTGACGTTGAAATAACCCGGCTCACCGAGGCACAGAAACTGGCTATTACAGTACAAAATCATAAAGAGATGGAAGACGCTATTCGGGAATCTCAGCTCAACATTATGGAGGTTGAGCAGGGCAGCAAAGCGGCTCAAATGGCCAGGCTGAATTACCAGATTGAAGAATTGCGCAAACAGCATAAGTCGGAAGAGGATATTGCCGCGTTTTCCGCCGCCCGGACAAAAGAAATAAATATAACCAGTACGAAAGAAAGATTGGAAGCTGAGCGAGATTTGTACAAAGACTTGCGCGGGTATTCCGGGGATTACTTCGAGGCCACAAAAGGGCTTATTGATGAGCAAACCAGGGCATACCGGGCCTTGGGGATCAGTGAGATTGCCATCGCTGCCTGGGTAAAAGAAGAAACCGAAAACGCCTACATCGAGATGGCAGAAAAAAGTGATAATTGGATGGCCGGGGTTGAAGCCGGACTTTTAAAAATAAAAAAGGGTGCAATGACCACCGGCAAGGCCATGAGCGAAATGGTTGCGGAATTTGCAAATCAAGCCAGCAATACTCTTTCTACCGCTTTGTTTGACACGTGGAAAGGCCAGGCAAAATCTTTTAAAGAATATTGGAACTCCCTTCTGGACGGGATGATGAAAAAACTTTTTGACGTATTCTCACAAAAGTTCATTGACGATATTCTTGTTAAACTTGAAGGGTTGTTAGGCACCAAGACCAGTCCCACTGGACAAAATAAAAGCTCTGGTGGTTTTACGGGGTGGCTGGGATCTATTTTAGGTGGAAGCGGTAAAGGCAATCCAGCTTCCGCCGCCTCAGCCGCAGCGTCAACCATCACCACTACCGGAAATATCTACATCAATACCACAGGGGGTGTTTATGGCCCTGGAGCTGGCGGTGTTGGACTTCCGGGCACGACCACCGGCACAGGAACCACACTCGAAGACACGGCGGGCGAAGAAACTGGCGGTTGGCTAAGTTCTCTGACGGGTAAATTTACCGATTTTTTTTCTTCTTTCTTCAATAAAATCCAGGGATGGTTCAGTACATTGTCTAATTGGCTTTCCGGGTTATTCAGCTCAATGTCAAATGGATTATCGAGTTTATTAAGTTCGTTAGGCTCAATGTTTGGTGGTGGCGGCGGTGGGATGGGCTTCGGTAGCATTTTGAGTTCAATCGGCGGCATTTTCGGTTTTGCCGATGGCGGGTGGATCCCGGAGCCGGTTTTTGGCAGGGGCATGACGTCCGGCCGGTATTATTCTTTTGCTGAAAACGAGGCGGAACGGGTGATGACTAAGAAAGACCTTGGCAGCATTTATAGAGGCAGCGGCAGAGAATTATCACCCCAGCGGCCTGTTTTGAACGCCCGGATTATCAACGTTCTCGATCCGTCCATCGTGGGTAATTATCTGGCAACCGATGCCGGCGAGCAGATAATAATGAATATCGTTAAACGAAATCAGGGGGCGTTGGCGCACTAAAATGGCACATAAAATCGGATACGTGGATCAAACCGGAACGTGGAATCTGGCTCATTATAACATGCTGGATACAATACGCCGGTTCGCGATGGGGTATGGTGAGATTACCAATTCGGGATATACGGGAACCGGGAACGGCACAATGACCGGGAAAGACGCGCTGCCAGCCGCGGTCAGTGAAACCTGGACGGTGACGTGCATTACCGCCGCGGAAAACGGCGGGACATTCTCGGTAGTAGGCTCAGTGTCCGGGGCAAAAGCAAATGCGGTTGTGGGCACGCCGTATGATAACGGTCTGGTGCAGTTTACGATCAATGACGGGTCAATTGATTTTATAGTGGGTGACGTGTTTACGTTTGATTCCGTTCAATCGGACGTTTCCGCCAATGACGAAAACTGGGAGGAATTATTGTATGACGTCAGCGCAGAAAACCACAAATTGATTTTAAAAGGCAAGGGCTTGAGCGGGACGGAGGAAATCTATGTCGGCTTTCGCACTTACCACAATGTGTCTGCCGATTATTACAACCTGGCGGCAATGGTCTGCACCGGGTACGTTCCGGCGAATGATTTTGACAATCAGCCTAATGTGGTTATTTCCGGGGTGCCGGCGCACAACCAGCGCATCGATTACTGGCTGACGCTCAATGCCCAGCGGATTGCCCTGGCCATGAAAGTGGGCACGCCGGTGTATGAATCGGCCTATGTCGGTAAATTTCTGCCCTACGCGCGGCCCAATCAGTTTCCCTACCCGATTGTCTGCGGCGGGATGCTCTCCGGCGTGGCGGCGACCCGTTTCAGCGACACCGCTCATTCGATACCCTATAAGGGTAATCGGGCCAACATGAAAATGCGCGATCTCATGGGAGTCTGGCAGCAGGTGAGATGTTATCCGTACAGCAATGAAAGCGGTTATCTTGCCGGCACAACCAACGCTTTGCGTGACACGGGAGGCAATTATCATTTGATGCCGGTTGAATTGTTTGAACTGACAAAAAACCTCTTCGGCGCTCTTGACGGCATCTATTTCATCACCGGGTTTGACAACACGGTTGAAAATACCGTGACGATTAACGGCGTGACCTATGTGGTGATCCAGGATGTCTGGCGCACCGGATTCCCGGATTATTACGCAATAAGGATGGATACATAATGGGGTATTATACAGGTTCGGCGGCCGATATTGCCGCAGTCAGAACAGCCCTGGTGAATGCCTGCGTGGCCGAAGGCTGGACATGGGATTCCGGCAATGAAGTATTATGGAAAAACACCATGTTTGTCCGGATACAGGCAATATCGGCGGGCGCCGACACCCGGCTGGAGCTGCTGGGCAGAACCGCACTGGGAAGCGGGGATGCACCTGCTGTTGTTTCAATGGCAAAAATGTGCAGTGTGGCGATAGCATTCCCGGTCGCGTATTTTGCATTTGTTTTTGATAAGGAAGTTTTTTTCATAATCAATTACAGCGATATGTATCAATGGTGCGCGTTCGGGCAGTCGGGCCAGGCCGGATTGCCCGGGACCGGCAACTGGGTAGCGGCAACAAGAGGCGTATCAAGCACAGTCCAAACTATACGAATAAGTCCATCAGGAGGAGGAGGAACAACGTGTGTTACTCCGGCCTTGTTCTGGAATCATGCCTATGAAAACACGGGCAGCAGGAATGCCTGGGTCCATACTAATATAGAACCTTCTTATCCGTGGTATTTAACTCTCAACGGCGCTGCGTATTACATGTTAAGTTCTGCCTGGGCGATCACGGAACTTATCCAAACGCAGCCGAATGTTTTCAATAATGAATCGGTTTTGCTGCCGGTTCGCGCGTATAAAATGCGTGCCGAAAATAAGGTCAGCCAGATACTCGAAATTGAAAACGCCCGGCATGTGCGGATTGACAATTATGAACCGCAGGATGTTATCCAGCTGGGATCGGATAAGTGGAAAGTATTTCCGTATTATAAAAAAAATGCATCCGTAAGAGATGGTGGTTTAAATGTCGATCACACCGGGACATTCGGCTGGGCGATCAGATACGAGGGGGCTTGATGACAGACAAACCAGGCAGCATAACGGCTTTAGGGCTTGGAGGATATCAACCGACAGTTGCTGATTGGCCGGAAGAGCTGATGGGATTTGATCCGCTCGATTATCTGCTGCTTCCTCCCGATTATCATGATTCGGTCAAAACGGCCTGGACTATGAGTCAAAACCGGGTGATTGTCAACCCGTATGTGCATAGTTTGTCCCGCAATGCGGTTATAACCCGTCACTACGTTGATGATTATTATTACCGCATCCACCTCATACCCACAAAGCTCGATCTCGGTAATCTGTTATCTGTGCAGGAACGCGATGTTTATGTCTGGAACGCGTATTTTGTCCCCAAAACGCTGGAGTCGGTCACAAAAGAAAATGCCGGCGGCATTGATATAACCGAACCGGAAGCCGCGCCGACGATGTTTGCCGCGCTGGAAGAGCGACATTATATTGTCTCAATATCGCTGGATGGTCCGCCGGACATAGACGCGCAAATTCTGTTTGTGTTTACCGGCGAGGACGTTCTGGTTTTGGCAATCATCGGCAGCAGAATCGTTTTATTCCCCTGGGTGCCGGACTGTGAGTTTACCGAAAAGCTCTCGTGGCTCACGGACGTGCTGAAAACCCGGCAGGGAGAACAGCCGGTCGCATTGCGGGATGCTCCGAGACAGGCATTTAGGTATCAATTTTGGCTGGATAAGCAGCAATTTGCTACTGCAAAAAATATGGCCGACAAATGGAATTATCGTGTCTGGGGTTTGCCGGTCTGGGTTGAGTCGGCAATCGCCTCTGCTGACAGCGGAGCCACGGAAATTTTTTTCGACACAACCAACGCGGACTGGCGGGCTGGAGGCCTGGGCGCTTTCTGGGCGTCTGATACTGATTTTGAAATATTCGAGGTTGTGTCAATAGTGACCAATCAAATCACGATAAAACTGCCGCTGGCAAAAGCATGGAATAATGCGCATATTTTTCCCGTGCGCCTGGCGAGAACTCCGGAGGGGATTGAATTTGGGCACCCGGTTAATAATCGTATTTATAATGAGATGACCGCTGATTTTCTGGTCGAAGACAGCGTATATCTCGGAGAGTCCGATTTT